GGCATTGGAGGCGAGAAAGAAGTCTCGGCAGCGATCTCGGGGACAAGTGTCCCGAGAATGTCCCGATGCCATCGGGACAAAAACCGGACAGGAGGGTGGACCAGAGAAGAGGAGAGAAGAGAAGAGTTTAGAATCTGTATTTGAGAGGCCGCGAGCGGAATCGCACAAGCCCACAGAATCGCAGAAGCCTCCAGAGACCACAGGCGGCATCTCTGAGGTCATCATCCCCAACAAGGTGAACACTCCAGAGTGTCGTGACGCTGCAGCCAAGTGGTTCCAGTATCTCGCCGAGAAGGGTGCCGACTACAAACGCCCGGATCTCTCAGCGACAGCCCTGGAGGCGTGGTGGCGGGAGATGGCTCGGATTGGGCCGAAGGAGATGCCTCTGGCAGTCGAGCGATCAATGGCGGGTGGACATTTGACGGTCAAAGTGCTCCCAGACCCAAAGGAGCACTACAAAGGCCCAGCGAAAGCGGCGAAGCCTGACGCCAACGACGACTGGCTTCACACTCTCAACATCTGCCGCAAGTACTCCTCAGCAACTGAGGCAGACACACTAGCCCGCAGGGAGGAACTCACGGCCCAGCAACTGGCGGCGGTCAAGGAGGTCGGGCTTCACAGGATCTCCAGTTGTGACAGCTTCGACTACAAGCAAGTCTCTGAGATGTTCATGCACGCGATGAAGAAGGTGCCGCAATGAAAACCAAAACGAAGCGCGAGCAACTCAAGCCGATCAACGTGGAGCGGAGCCTAATTGCGGCGGCTATGAGTGGCCCGGATGCTGTGCGGTTTATTGCTTCTCAACTGGGGACCGCAGAGCTTTTTTCTGGTGAGTGTCAAGCCTATTGGGAACTCCTGCAGGCCTTCGAGCGGGATGGCCTTCCATACGATCTTGCAGCCATCGCAGATGGCATGGTGCGACGATGGGGGCCAGACTCAGTGGCCGGTCTCGTGGATCTCTATCAGGCACGATGGGAGGCGGCCCACGTCGGATTCTACTGCGCCAAGATCCTCGACCACCACAGACTCCAGCAGGTCCATCGACTCGGTCAGGAACTGGCTGGGGATGAGGAACCGGACTATGACCAGTACATCGCCAATCTGCACACGCTTAGGCAATCCACCACGAGTCAGATCTCGAGCGCGAAGCAGGCGGTTGCAGAGATGCAGGCCCAGAAGGCCAGCCCAGTGGCTCGCCACAGGACGGGCATTGCGGATCTCGATCGGCTCCTCAGTGGCGGCATTGATGATGGGCAGGTGTGCGTCGTGGCAGGACGGCCCGGAGCCGGCAAGACGGTCCTGATGGTCCAGATGGCATTGGGGGCTATCGCATCCGGCGATAGAGTTCTCGTCGTTACGTTAGAGATGCTGCAGCGGGAGCTCATTGAGAGGCTCAGCAAGGCCTACACGCTGGGCCAGTTGGAAGCCATGCCTCTGCATTTCATCGATTCCACAAGCGATCTCCCGACGATACTGAGCCTGTGCAGGGTCGCACACAGACAGCACGGCGTGCGGATGATTGTGATTGACTATCTTCAACTGCTGGAGGTCAGGAGTGGACGCAACAGCCACAGGGAGGAGCAGGTGGCAACGGCATCGCGGTCGATCAAGCGACTGGCGATGGATCTCCAGATCCCGGTGATACTGGGGTCGCAACTCAACAGGGCCGGGGCGGAGAGTCCGACACTGAGCAGTCTCAGGGAGTCAGGAGCGATCGAACAGGATGCCTCGCAGGTGATCCTGATTTGCCCTCCACAGGACTATGGCCAGGCGACTAAGATGATATTGGCGAAGAATCGGAACGGTCAGACCGGCGAGTGGAGAATGACGCTGGATGGTCCACGTTATCAGTTTACGTCGACGACAGCAGAGGATGTGAGTGAGGGGTGGAACCTATGAGTCACACAGAGCGGGCTGTGATCCAGCAGCTGCAGGTGCTAGGCGTCAGGCGAGCGGCGGAGGTGCAGATGGCGGTGCTGGCACTGCAGCGGGCGCTTGAGGCAGCAGAACAATCGGACGCCCTCGCGCGGATTATGTGGCCAGATGTTTTCGTTGCGCGCAGGCGAGCGTCAGTGTCGATACGTGAAGCCCTCGACGCCATTGACCGCATGCCAGAACGGCAGGCAATAAGATCAAATAGTGAAAAAACTCAGCAGGGGCATCAAGGTACTTTTTGACGGTGCGGGCAGCCGCTGACAACTCCGGAAGAGCACATTTTTCAACTGAGTTTGTTGGTTTAGCGCTTGTTTGTTGCTATCGGTCGCGTTAATCTGCTATTAAATTCGCCCCGTGTGGCGACTGTGCGGAATCGAGGTAAGGTGAGCCATGAGCAGAGACAAAACAGCCAATCGGGTGTTTGATGGCGACCACTTGCCGGTCTGCCTCGCAGGCGATCGCCTCGAATTCATGGCGGATTGCTGGCCCACTATCCACACAGGCGGGCGCACAGTGCAGCGGTACGAGCCAGAGGGTGCCAGCTACGACGGTGCCTCGATCCCATGGTGGGCATGGTCGATATTCGGCCATCCTCTAGAGATCCGCTATCGGTGGGCCAGTTACTGGCACGATCGAGAGTGTGAGGCGGCAACGTGTATCGAGGACCGAACAATCGCGGACGCCATTTTTCTGCGCCTCCTGCGCGAGGCAGGCGTCCCGAGGTGGCGACGGCTGTGCATGTGGGCAGCGGTCAGGTGTTACGGCATTTTTCTGTGGAGACCAAGGCAGTGAATTACAGATTCCGGATTTTTCAGGGCTCGGATTCTCAGTGGTACATCACCATCGAGCATGTGAACGGGCAAGCGCTCTACACCAGTGAGGGCTACACGACGCGACAGGCGGCGCTGAACACGCTAGAGAATTTCATCGGCGCCGTGCGGATGTTTAACCCAATGCACGATTCTCAGGCTCTTGTGGCCCAGCATACAATCAGCAAATAGGCGACACATTCCAGTTCCATTCACCCCATCGGAGGTCATTACAGTGGCAGATTTTCAGGCATTCGGCACAGCAGCAGCAGACAGAGTAGTCGCAGAGCAGGGCGAAGGCTACAGCCTCGATCCAGTGACAATCGCGGCCATCATCACCACAGTTCTTCCCGGAATCCTCAAGTGCTTCCAGCAGGACCATGAGGTCGCGACGTCCGCGGCCTACGACCGCATCCGCCGCATGTATTCGCGGAACCCAGAGCGGACACGGGCCAAGCTCTCACGCTCCATCAAATTCGGCGCAGCCAAAGAGGGGCGACAGCTCACAGTTGACGAGACCGCAGCTCTCGCAGACGGCATCCTCGCCGAGGCTCTGGCGACGGACGAAGAGACGACATACGGCTTATGCAAGGCGGCTCTCTGATGCGTGCGATACTCGCTACACTCGCGGTCTGCCTGTGTGCGATCGTGGTCGGGGATGAGTCCGGAATAGTTCTTCCGGTATCGCCGGACTCTCCCCAACCACAGGCCATCACAACGCCACAGCCGGTCAACGAGATCACGCCTCAGCAGTGGTACGTGATTGAGTCAGCGGAGCGGCTCAGGGTGCTCGCCAGTCCCGTGGGCGTCGTGGAGATCGAGGAGACGGAAGGCCCGATCAAACTCCGCGGACAATTCGCTGGCGGTGGGGCGGTCGAGACTCGCAGTTACTCCGGCAAGTGGCTCTACATCGTCACGGCCTCGCAGGCTGGCCAGTGTGAGCTCCTCCTGATTCCGCAGGCCATCGACCGCCCAGTCATCCGGCAAGCCCTCACCATCAGCGGCGCAGGCCCGAGGCCACCACCACAGCCATCGCCACAGCCATCGCCAGCAGAACCTCCATCAGGCTTGCAGGTCATGCTCCTGATCGACCAGTCCGACGCGGTGAGCGCATTGGCCGCGGTCAACTCAGTGCCAGTTCTGTCATGGCTTGATGCCAACACAACGCCCACGGATGGGCGGGCAGGCTGGCGCCGGTGGGATCGCAGCAGCCTCGACGATCCGGACACGCTCGCCACAGAGTCGCAGGTCTGGCGGAAGCTCTGGTCTGACATCGGCTCAGGAATTCCTGCGGGCCCGCAGCTGGTGGTCATCACGGGCGCCAAAGTAACCACACGGCCGATCACGACACAGCCCCAACTCCTGCAGGATCTCCAGAACGCAAAGGACGGCAAGCTATGAGCAGTTCAACAGTCTATCGGATGGAGCCTATCCTCGACGACGGGGCGCTAATTCCCGGCGGCACAACGGGCCTCGATCTCACAGATCGGCCCAACGTCGACGGCTACGGCTACGGTGGGGTCGCAGTGCCATTTGACGACAGGCTTCTAATTCCCGAAAGCGAGTGGCAAGCCCGCATCGAGGAGCAACAGGCCACCCAGTCGCGCGTGTCTGATTTGGTCAGCCACTACAAGATTCCTCCGAAAAACCAAGGCCGATTGAACTACTGCTGGATCTACGCCCCGGTCCATGCCATGGAGCTCAACCGTGTCCGATCGGGATACCCGTATCGAGCCTTGGCAGCAGCTCAGCCCGGCGCGGTCATCAAGCGCGGCCGCAACGTCGGCGGCTGGGGCATGGAGGCAGTCCGATACATCGGGCAGAACGGCATCGCCACAGAGGCCGACTACGGCAGGGTCCCCGAGATTCTGCGAGGCTACGACAGTCCAGAAATGAAGCTACTCGCCAGCGCCAATAAATGCACGGAGTGGGTTGAGTGTAAACCACGGTCGGTCGCTCAGTTGGTCTCGATGCTCCTCCGCGGCTATGCTGGAGCCATCGGCCTCGACTGGTGGCGGCATGAGGTCACGGCGTGCGAGGCCATTTGGCTGGATGGTGCCATCGCGATCAGGATCCGGAACCAGTGGCAAGGATGGGGCGCCAACGGATTCGGGATCTTGCGAGGCCAGAAAATGATTGCCAACGATTGCGTGTTCCCGGTCTCAATGTCAGCGGTGAAGCCATGAGCCTACTACTTCTCCTCGCGTCGTTTCTTGCCGGCGACGAATGGCGCTTTGAGCTTTCGCAGCCCGAGGGCCACTACGTCGTGTTCTTCACGGCTCGATGGTGCGGCCCATGCCAGCAATTCAAGCGCAACGGCCTCGCAGCTCTGCAGGCAGCCTACCCCGTCAAGATTGTGGATATCGATGAGGAGCCGCGATGGAAGGCTCAGGTCGACCGTTACCCCACATTCTGGCTATGCCGCAAGTCGGACCAGACACGGATTGCAAAATGGACGGGCGCAGTCACGGTCGAGCAAATTCGCAGGGCCATCCCAGCGGAGCCAGAGCCACCACAGGCGAGCAATCCAGCAGCCTCCAGCGCCCCAGAATGGCACGTCATCCCACAATCAGTCGTGGCCCTCGAAGGCCCTTCCTCTCGATGGTCAGGGGTAGTCATCAGCCTCGATACAATTCTCACATGCGCTCACCACGGAGAGACAGCAGGCATCACAGCGACAGTCGACGGGCGCCGGATAGGATGCGCGGTCATTCGCTCTGACGCCAAGCTGGATCTCTCTGTGCTGCGGCTCAGCGAGTCCCTCCCAGTGGCATTCGGCGCCATGCTTGGGAGGGACTCTGAGCCTGCGTATTTGGCGGGATACCTTCGCGGGACGGATCCGCAACTCCTCCCAGTCCAGAGACGGGACGGCATAGCCAGAATCAACGGCGTGCGCGTCCTGCCTCTGGTTTCCCGCAGTCCACGCCCAGACTCGATCAGCGGCATGAGTGGCGGCCCGGTGCTGGATTCAGCCGGGCGAGTCGTGGGTATCCTGAGATGCGCGGACAAGGCCACAGCGGACGCAGCACGGATTGAGGAGATCAGGGAGTTCCTGCGGTGAAACCATACTACGAGCACGCAGGCATCACGCTGTTTCACGGGGACTGCCGGGAGGCGATGATCGCACTACCAGACGCCTCAGTCGATGCGGTGGTCACTGACCCGCCCTATGGCCTATCCTTCATGGGTAAGCGATGGGATTACGACGTTCCCACGGTCGAAGTCTGGCAGGAGTGTCTGCGGGTCCTGAAGCCCGGCGGTCACCTGCTTGCATTCGCTGGCACTCGGACACAACACCGGATGGCGGTGCGGATTGAGGATGCGGGGTTTGAGATCCGGGATATGATTGCTTGGGTTTACGGCAGTGGGTTTCCGAAGTCGCTAGACGTGTCAAAGGCGATTGATCGTATGAAAGACGACCGCGACGAAATTGAACAAGTCGTGCGGTGGATGGAGGCGACACGCCAAGCGACAGGCATCACGCGCAGACAAGTTGAAGAGCGATTCGGAACGGTCAACATTGGGCAGGCATTATTTACAATTACTCCAGGCTCCACCCCACGCGTTCCGACACTCGAACAAGTTGACGTGTTGCTGGATTTATTTAAGTTGAGTATCGACGACGTTCCGCAAGAAATTTACCGTTTACTGATAGACAAGAATGCCAGCAAGGGGCAGCCAGGTCCCAACTGGTTGAAACGCGAGGTGGTGGGCTACAAAACTGGGTCGCAACACGCAGACGGCAGAAAGTCGTGTTTTGACGTGGCTGAAAAGATGATAAAAGTGGACGTGGCAATCACCGCCCCGTCAACCGAAGCCGCGAAGCAATGGGCAGGCTGGGGCACTGCCCTAAAACCCGCCCTCGAACCAATCACAGTCGCACGCAAACCCCTATCCGGAACCGTGGCGGCGAACGTCCTGCGGTACGGCACGGGCGGGATCAATGTGGATGCGTGCAGGGTGGAGGGTCGTGAACGCACGGATTATGGTCTGGCCAACAGCACACGAAGCCATGGGAGCGCTTATGCCTCGCCGAGTGCGTCCGCAGACTTTGACAGCAGCAAAGGCCGCTGGCCCGCCAACCTGATTCACGATGGCAGTGATGAAGTCGTGGGGTTGTTTCCGGAGACGGACGACGAGCAATCAGCAGCCCGATTTTTCTACACAGCGAAGGCAGACAAGTCAGACCGCGGCGCTGGCAACAACCACCCCACGGTCAAGCCCGTGGATTTGATGAGATACCTTGTGCGGTTGGTGTGTCCAATGGGCGGAATTGTGCTCGATCCATTCAACGGCTCAGGCACAACAGCGGTGGCATCACGGGCGGAGCACTGCCGATACATCGGCGCGGAGCTGAGTGAGGACTACTGCCGAATCACAATCGAGCGACTGGCGCAGGGGGTGCTGTTTTAGTGGTGGCCATCTCTGACAAATACCAACGGCACAAGGATGATTCGGCGAAACGTTCGCGCGAAAAATCCGCCGCAGGTAGAGATATCGGAGACATCCCCAGCTGTGCCGACGCCCGCCTCCGGAAGAAGTGCGAAACCTGCTTGCAGACGTTTCTCGAAACGTGTTTCCCGAACGCCTTCAGGCTCGGGTGGTCTGAAGACCATATCCTGCTCATAACCGAACTGCAGCGGGTCATCCTCTCGGGTGGATTCCGCGCTATCGGCATGCCGCGCGGCACGGGAAAATCCACGATCGTCATGCGGGCGATGCTTTGGTCCATCTGCATCCGCAAACACTCATTCGCAGTCATCGCAGCAGCCAACAGCGGCAAGGCCGAAAAGCTCCTCCGCGACATCGTGACGGAGGTCTCACACAATCAGATTCTCTATGAGCTATTCCCGGAAATCTGCTACCCGTTTCGCATGCTGGAAGGTGTCGCCAACAGAGCCCGCGGTCAGCTCTACCAAGGCATGCCGACGAATCTTCTGACAAGCACGAAAACGGTATGCTTCGCGACGTTACCAGACTACCCCGGAACTGGTGCGATCATCTCGGCAGCCGGTCTTATGGAGGCAGTCCGCGGAGCATTGCACACACTCCCGGATGGTCGAGTGATTCGGCCCTCGATGCTGTTGTGCGACGACTTTCAGACGCGCGAATCGGCCATGAGTCCTCTGCAGTGCTATTCACGCACAGAGGTTATCCAGAATGACCTCGTGGGCATGGCAGGCCCAGACAGTAGTTTCTGTGCCCTGGTGACATGCACGGTCATCCGGTCAGACGACGCGGCCGATAGGTTGCTGAACCCCGAGATCAATCCTGACTGGTGTGGCATCCGGCGCAAGTTCCTCAGGAGCATGCCCAACGATGAGGCCATGAAACTATGGAGCCAGTACGCCGAAATCCGGTCGGCATCCCTCAGAGCTCACGGGGACATCCGCGACGCCACGAAGCACTACCGAAAACACCGCAAGGCAATGGACGCTGGCGCCGAGGCATCGTGGAAGCCTCGCTTCGCCAAAGATCGCGGAGAGATCAGTGCCATCCAGCACGCAATGGAGTGGTACTATCGCAGCCGGAGCGGATTCTATAGCGAACTGCAGAACGAGCCAGAGAGAGACAGCAATGAGTCACGCGCGTGGCTATCGTCGCAGGATCTCGCCGACTGCCGAAACATCGCCCTCAATCGCGGCGTGGTCCCGAGGGGATATCACAAACTCGTGGCAGATTGCGACGTCCAGCAGTCTCTCTTGTATTACACAGTCGCGGCCGTCAAGGATGACGGATCGGTCCATGTTATACGCTACGGCACATACCCAGAGCAGGATGAGCCATATTTCACCCTGCGAGAGGCACGCAAGAAACTGGGCCACAAATACCCGCAGGCCGGAGACATGGCGGCGCTGGCGCAGGGCATTACAGACTTGGCGGATTGGTTGTTCTCGCAAGAGTGGAAGAGCGAGGACGGCGGCGTGGTCCCTCTGGAGCTGGTGGCGTTTGACGCCAGATGGAAAACCGAGATAGTCCGGCAGGCGCTTGCAAGATCCAAAAACGCCTCACGCCTGATGGCCTACATGGGGCAATCATACCGCGCAGCGGACAAGCCGATCCAAGAACGCAAGTATGATCCCGGCGCCAGAGTGGGGTTAGGCTGGGTCATTACCAAACGCAAAAGCGCGGCGGACGTCAGAGGGGTCATCAGCGACGTGAATTTCTGGAAGACCAACGTTCATGACCAGCTCGCCATCAAGATCGGACACCCCGGAGCCATCACCACCTACAGCGGAAAGCATCGCATGTGGGCGGAGCATATTACATCTGAATACGCCATCCAGACCGAGGGCCGAGGCCGCACGGTCATGGAGTGGAGGCTCAGGCCCGGCAATGACAATCACTGGTTCGATACAATGGTCGGGTGCCTTGTTTTGGGCAGCATCCTCGGATGCAATGTCCCCGAGATTGCAGACGGTGCGGAGCGACGGCGGAAGCGAAAAATCAAGCGAAAAACGGAGGTGCGATTGTGAACCAGCAGAAGAAGCCCGGGCGACCACTAGGAGCCAAAACACCAGACCGCGACGTGGTAGACGTGGAGCTCTCACGATGCCAGCGATGCGGATCGACCGATCGCAAAAACTACAGTTCGCGCATCGAGGTGGTGGGTGGCGGCATCCACAATGGCGAGCCATACACGAGCGTAATCGTCAGGCACACTCAGTGCGCGAATCCGGATTGTGGCCAGCACAGGGTCGATAGGTTTTATCAAAATTCTATGCCCTGAAATTGAACGATTGAATTACGGCTATTGAAGTCTCTTGTGTGCTCTGCAATCCTCAAGGCATGGCAGAGACTCGAGCGCAAAAAATTGAACGACTGAGATCCCTTCTGGAGTCTGGCGTATCGTCAGACTCTCAGGATGGCGCGTCCACTACGTTTGATCTCGATTCAGTCCGGACGGAGCTCAGCAAGCTCGAAGCACAGGCCGGGCTGCGCCGTAAACGCTCGCGCGTGATTACCCCTAGAATGGACAGGCGGTAATCATGGCCATCGTTCAGAGCCCGACAGATTCGACCTATCAGGCCCTCAACCCGAAGAATCGGCGACGGTCCACGACACGCCACGTCAGGTCGGAGGACTTCCTGCTCAACGACAGCAGGCGGCAAGCCTTATCAGCCAACGCTCTCGACGTGTGGCGGAATATGGGCATCCTCGCGTGGGCTATCCGCAGGACGCTGGACTATTGTTGCTTATGGGACTTCCAGCCCAGGACGCAAGACGCGGCGCTGAATGCCGATCTAAAAAGGCTGATGGCTCGGGACTCTGAGCCGGAAGCCATTGACACATTCGGCCGCATGGATTGGGATGATTTTCGGCGGGTCGCAGAGTCGCAAAAGCTCCTGACAGGTGACGCGTTTTTTGTGAAAATCGCAGACGGAACCCTCCAGATGGTGGAGGGCGCGTACTGCCGAAATCCGGGCTTTGCTCGACGCGATCAGTCTGCATGGGTCAACGGTGCGAAGCTTTCCCGCGGGCGTGTGGTGGCGTGGAATTTTCAGGAGGAGGATCCTCGCAGCGGCCAGCGCACAGACAGAGCAGTCAGGGCCTCCAGCGTGTGGCAGCATTGCCAATTCGAAGCCAGGCCGAACCTGATTCGCCCCCAGTCTCCCATCGTCGCGGCGCTCAATGAGTTCCGGGATCTCGATGAGACGCTTGACCATATGCGAGCCAAGGTCAAGCTCGATCAGATGTTTGGCCTTGCCTTCGGCCGCAAGGCAGATGCGGACGCATTTGATGAGGATGATCCGCAGGCCAGCGACGCACAAGAAGGCTCAGCCCGGGTCGTGGATTTTGGCGATGGCCCTGCTGTTTTTGACCTCGATGAAGGTGAAGAGGTTACGCCAATTCAGTCGGCGAACCCAGCCAGCAGCACGCAAGACTTTATCCGGATCTGTCTCGCGATCAGCCTCAAGGCCCTCGACCTACCCTACAACTTTTTCGACGAAGCCCACACCAACTTTTTCGGCTCTCGGGCGGCGTGGCTGCTCTTCGAGCGAGCATGCCATGCGCGACGAAAAACACAAGAGCGGCTCCATCGAAAGATGACTGTCTGGCGGCTCTGGCGATGGATCATGCCTCCAGATTTGGGCGGCACTGGTGAGATCATCCTTCCCGCAGGGATGCGAGTTGAGGACGTCGTTTTCAAGTGGGTGCCCAGAGGCGTGGCATGGTGGAAGCCACAAGAGGAATTGGACACGGCCCTTCGGTCGGTCGCAGCTGGCCTCAAGTCGATGCAAGATATTTGCGATGAGCACGGCTTCGGCGATTACTTGGATAACGTCCGAGAAATTCAGAGCGAACGCTCAGAGTTGGCCTCAATGGGCTTCCTGCAGGATTGGTCAAAAAACGCGATGGTGGCCCTCAGAGAATCAGGCGAGGTGGTGCAATGATGTCACGACTCTGGCAGATGCGCCCCGACGCATTGCAGTATCTCAATCACAGGCAGGCGCAAAAGCTGGCAGGTCTCGATCCTGACACGGTCGACGACTGTATGACCGAGATGTTCGCCGATTACATGGGGCTTGCCGTTGAGCCCATTGAATACACTGACGACGGCATTGCGATCGTCTCGGTCATCGGCCCACTCTACAAACGCAAGAGCCCGTGGTCATCGAACTACAAGGCCATCGGTGAGGCTCTCGATGAACTGCTGGAGATGGAGGACGACGCCCCTCTGGCGGTCGTGATTAAGATCGACAGTCCCGGCGGTATGGTCGACGGCCTCGACGACGTTTGCAGCAAGCTGGCCCAGCTCGCGGACAGGATGGTTTGCATTGCCTCAATCAACGGCAACGGGGCTTCTGCGGCCTATCGGATCGCATCCCAGTGCGGTCAGATATTTGCGACGGCTGACAGTGAAGTCGGCTCGATCGGAACCTACTGGCAGATGCTCGACATGAGTGCGGCCTATGCCAAAGCCGGGGTCAAGTCAGTGCTACTCTCGACGGGTCCATACAAGGGCGTGGGAGCACCTGGCGAGCCAATCACCGACGAGCAGAGAGCGTTTCTGCAGGACAGTACGAACAAAACAAACCAGATGTTCCTCGACGACGTCGTGGCTGGTCGTGGATTTTCAGAATCTCAGCTGGCGGCCGTTTCTGACGGTCGCTGGTGGATCGCCAGCGAGGCGGTCGGGCTGGGATTGGTGGATGAGATTGGGAGCCTTGACGACGTGTTGAGCGCTATCCGGTCGCAGCGTAAGGAGGCAGTGATGCCTAAGCAGAGATTGCGTCCGGCGACGGCGCAGGCCAACGAGACCACGCCCGACGTGGTTGACACGGTCGACACAGTGGACGGCTCAGACGCGGACGAGACAGAGACTGAGGTCACGCCAGCAGAGACGCCAGCAGCTCCGCAGGCTAAGGGTCTCGCAGACTACATGCAGGCATTCGGTGACGCCGAAGGAGCTCGCATGTTTCTTGCCGGCAAGCCGTGGGAACAGGCCCAGTCCGACACACTGCAGGCCCTCCGCGGAGAGCTGCAGGATGCACGCGCTGAGGTCGCGCAACTCAAGAGTCGCATCGGAGAACTCGCCAAGGCCAACGCTGGCGAAGACACGCCCGTGCAGACCGGAACCGAGGCCCGAAAGAAGTCTTTCGGCGAGGCGTGCAGACCGAAAAAGTAAGCCCTCAACGTCGAGCGGCTTTCCCGAATTCACACAGATCACAGGAGTAGAATATCATGGCAGACACACTCACCACGCTGGCAGAACTGATTTTGTTCAACAGCCAGGACGTGAACCCCGCAGAGATCACGGACATCCTCAACGCAGCCCCAGCGCTCGCAGCGATGCACGCGATGCAGAGCTCCAACGGGACATTGCACAAATATAACAAAGAGACCACGGCGCCAGTCGTGGGATTCAGGGCCGTCAACGACGGAGCCGACTACACAGCCGGCAGCAGCACACAGATCAGCGTCACTCTGAAATACCTCGACGCCAAAGTGATTGAGGACGCCGCAGAAGCCAAGGCCTACCGATTTGGGGCCGAGGCGTGGATGGATCATCGCACAAAGCGACAACTCCGCCAGGCCCTCTACACGCTTGAAAAGCAGATCTGGTACGGCACAGTCCACGGTGACGGATCAGGCTTTGCGGGCATCGCCAACGACGCCAATTACAACGGGGCCAGCGATGGCCAGGTGGTGAATGCAGCAGGAACCGCGGCCGGAACTGGATCCAGCGTGTTCCTCATCGCCTCGACGCCAGACGATGCGGCCTTCGCGCTTGTCGGTGCTGGTGATGCCGGGGTGTCAGGCCCGAATATCAACTTCACGATTTCGGAGACCTTTCAGAGCGTGGTCTTGGGCGCCAACAGCAAGAGCATGACGGCGATGGTCCGCGATGCCGGCGCACACCTGGGCGTGCAGGTCGGATCGAAGTACGCAGTCGTCCGAATCGCCAACCTCACGGCGGACAGCGGCAAGGGGCTGACAGACTCCTTGCTGGCTGACGCGATGGGCAAGTTCCCGAGCGGCATGATGCCGACGATGATTTGCTGCTCGCGCCGGTCTCTGACGCAGTTGCGGAAGAGCCGGACCACGTACAACCCGACAGGGCAGTACGCCACGCTTCCGCAGGAATTCGACGGTGTCCCGATCATCACCACGGACTCCATCATCGACACCGAGACTCTCCTCGCATAGTGGATGCCTCGCCGCGCCGCCTCTCGCCCTGTGAGCCTCCTCCGGTGCTCCAGGGCGGGAGGTTCCTTTTGAGTCAACTATGAACCCCATCCAAGCAGCAACAGCAGCAGCACGAGCAGCAGCGCGACAGGTCCGCGGTGAGAGCGGTACGTATTCACGCGGAGCATCGTCTCTTGCAGTGACTGTGATTCGCGGTGCCACATCGTGGGACGTCTCAGCGCCATATCCGGGCGTCCGAGTCGGTGACAGGTCCATCGATTTCCTGATTCCAGTTTCGCAGCTGGTGCTCTCAGGCGTCCAGTGGGAGCCCGCGCGAAACGATGAGATTGACGTCGACGGCGTGACGTACAAGGTGTGCCCGAACGGCGACAGTCAACAGCTCTGGCAGTACCACGACAGAGACCGAACTATCTATCGAATTCATTGCAAGGAGCGTGTGTAATGGCCTCGCGCTCCCGAACCATCGCAGACGCCCTCGTGACGATTTGCAACGCATACGCCACCAAGCCCGCAGGCGTGACAGCGACTAGGGTGCGATCAGTCACGCATCTCCTGCGCAACATGCCAGCAGCGACGCCCGGAGCCATCGCGGTCATCGTCACCAGCGTGGACGATCAGAGCAGCCGAGCCGAGGCCGCGGAGAACGTCACGATTGGGATCGTGGTGATTGGTAGTGTGGGCTCAGAGTCAGCAGCTAGCGCAGACTCGTGGGACGATTTTGCCGAATCCCTCCGCGACTACCTACGGCAGAACGCGACAGCGAAACACATCACCACAGGATCGCTCACGGCGCAACGTCGCACGCTCGTGGTGCCTACGGTTGCCGATGCCGACATGCTCAGCGAGTCGGAGGTATTCGTCTCGGTCATTGAGTGTACGTATTTTTGTACGATCGGAGGGCGGGCATGATTCGGATCCGATTCGACGTCAACATGCAGGAGCGTTTCCTCGATCGGTCCATTGGGCAGTCTCTCGATTTTGTCACGCGCCATACTTTCGCAATAGCAGGTTTGGCCGTTATGAAAACGGCCCGCCGATCGTTCCAGAAGTGGGCGCAAAAACCGCTTGCCGAAATGACCGAGGCCGAGGTGGTGCGGTATCGCGAGGAATTGTCTCGCTACAAGCAGGGGCTCAGGTCAACGAAGCCCCGACGCCCGGACAAGGTCAGTAAACCCGGCGAAACGCCACGCATGCACGGGCCGAAAAGCGCCCTAAGATATCGTCTGTTTTTTGCCCTGAATGAGCGGGCAGATTATGTGGTAATTGGCCCAGAGTATTTTCGCGGCGGCGTCACGTCCAGCTACGCAAACAATACCCTCGAACAGCTTGAAGAATCACGGCCCTTTATGCTGCCTTCGCTGCAAAAGGTCACGCCGAAAATCCCTCAGTACATCGAACAGTCCCTCAGTAAAGCACGAAGGAGATAATCAATGCCCACAGCAGCAGACGGATCAGTGTTAGGCGATGATGCCAAACTGTACTACAGCGCCACTCTCGGCGGCGCAGGAACTCTCACCGAGGTCCCAGTCGTGATTGACGACACCATCGGCAGCGAACGCCGAACAGCCGAAAGCAACTGCCGAGGTGATGCCGAGGTGAGCGAGCACGTCGGCAAGCCGAAGCACACTATCTCGGGCACGATGCTCTTCAAGCGCGGCACGCCAGGAGCCACCTACCTGACACTGCGCAACGCCTACGCAGCCGGAACGCTCCTCCACTTCGCCCTCGCCTCAGGCACGGTCACAGACACAGCGCAGCATGTGTTCAGGATCGAAGGCAAATTCAAGCGGTGGGAGGAAAGTCGCCCCGATAACGACACCATCAAGGCGTCGTTCGAAATTGCTCGGTCGCCCGATTCCAGCTATGCAAGCAACTGGGCAGTTGTCGCAGGCGCGTAGTGCGCAGGCGAGGCTATTTTTCATCGCGTTTACAGGAGAGGCACCATGCCGAAAATCGGAGATATTGACGAGGTAAAGGTCATCCACGCAGACGGATCAGAGGGCACGGCGCGACTTCTGGTGGTGGCGGTAGTCGGACAGAAACCGGCGCCACCAGTCGAGGCAGAGTAGCAGGCAGACGACCGGAGGAATTATGCGAAAGTACACAGACAGGCACGGCAAGGAGCACAGCGTGGAAATCACGCTGCTCCATCGTCGTCAGATACGTGAGCGGCTGGAAATCGATCTTGTGAAGTGCGCCCACGATTCAGACGCGCTAAATGAAATGCTGCAGGAGATCTCCACAGACGAGCTGTGCGGCTGGGAGATGCTCGCCATCATCGAGGGCGGCACGGCAGACAGCCTCATGGCAGCAGCAGATGGCGACACGCACGAGGCGGCGCTGGATGCTCTATTGGGGGCCATTGTCGATTTTTTCCCGCAGCGGAGCACACTGAGGGCTCCACTATTGAGGCTAATCGACAAGGTCAAAGACAGTCAGGACGAGGCCATCATGGCAGCGCGAGCGGCCCTGATGGAGCACGTGGAAAACCTCAGTATATCATCGGTGCTCGTGGGTGCTCAGGTCCTGACGAATGGCTGATTCGGCTCGCAGCCATCACGGGCGGCAACTGGGAGCAGTGGACACTGAGGGAGCTACTGTGGAGGTGGCAAGCGGTGACATATCAGCAGGCCATGACGGCCGGGATGGTCATTGCAGGCGTGTACAACAGCCACAGGACGAAGGCGTCCGACCGGGTTTTTTCGTGGTTGGATTTCCATCCAAATCACGTAACAACACGGCAAGCGCCAACGGGACAACAGCAGGTCACAGAGACTCTCAACTGGTACAGTGACGACGAAATCACATGGCTCGACGGCTACGGCCCGGAGGTGTTGAGTGGCGAGCAGTAGGTCTATTGAGGCGGCCAAAGCATTCGTTCGAATCGCCGGAGAGGACTTGCAACTCCGCGCGGCAATTAAGCGAGTAAAGTCTACCCTGATGGGCGTGGCGGGTGCGGCCAAAACGGCCGGGCTCGCCATATCCAAGGCCATGCTAGCCACAGGTATCGGGGCAATCGTCTCGGGTGTCTCAGCAGCAGCGGCGGCGGTCATGCGATTTGCGCAGATGGGCGGTGGAATTGATGACGTCGCAAAGCGGACAGGCGCCTCTGCCGAGGGGCTTAGCCAACTGCAGTACGCCGCGGAGCAATCCGGGACGACACTGGAGGAGGTCGAGAAGGGCATGCGAAAACTTGCAGACGTCACCACGCAAGCGGCCAACGGCAGTAAGTCGGCACAGGCAGCACTAGCGGCGGTCGGAGTCACAGCAGAGCAGCTTTCGGCCCTCTCGGTAGAGGAGCGGATGCTGGCCATCGCCCAGGGCTTGTCACAGATCGCCGATCCATCAGAGCGGGCATCGGTTGCGATGGATTTACTGGGCAAGAGCGGTGCGAACCTGCTACCGATGATGGAGGACGGCGCGGCCGGAGTTGCATCGCTGATGGCCGAGGCTGATGCTCTCGGGCTCACACTGTCAGGCCCACAAGCCGAAGCAGCGGCAAAATTTGACGATGCTTTCGCGAAGCTTTCCGCGACGTTCTCGACGTTTTCAAAAATCGTCGGCACAGCTCTTGCCCCAGTGCTGGCGAACCTGATGGAGGGTATAGCGGCAGCCATCCCAACGCTCACACAGTTTGCCCAGATCGCAGGCAATATCGTTATCTCTGCAATCTCGCGAGCCTATCAGGCAATCAGCACACTGGCGGCTGGATTTGCGCCACTCTTGCAGGGGGCACGGGATACGTTCGGGGCCATTACGGACGCCCTCGCGTCCGAGGATTACGCTCTCGCAGGCCGCGTGCTCTGGGCAAGCCTGAAAACAGTATGGCTTGAAGGCACGGCTGGACTGAACCGCGAATGGCTGGCGTGGAAATCCGGATTTGTGCAGGTGTTCGCCGACGCAATGGCCTCGCTTAAATCAACATGGGCCACGACACAGAACTGGCTAAGCTCAGGCATCATCGAGCTGATGGGAATGATTGACTCCTCCATCGACGTCGAAGCGGTGCAGGCGGAGCTCGACATCATGCTCTCGCAGCAAACGCAAGACATCGCACGGCAGGCGGAGGCGGACAAGTCGGCAGCCGAGGCGTCCTACTCACAGCAACTGGGGCAGGCTCAAGCAGATCTGGAATCAGCGCGGCGTGAATGGGGAGCGGCGATTGAATCCGCCAAAACGAAGGCCAAGAAAAACGCAAATGAGCCGACAGCGGCGACGATAGCGACAGACAAATTCAGCGAGCTAATAAGTGAGCTAAAAGCCGGAGATATCGCAACTAGAGTAGACGCGGCGGTGAGCCAATCGACGGTCTCGCAGGACCTCCGCACCGTTTCGGGCGCAGGCCAGCTCACGGGCATCATCAACCAACAAGGCACACTCGGACAACGACAAGTGCAGATCCTCCAGCAGATCCAAGCCATTAACGCCCGACAGCTCAAAATCTCTGAGCAGGGCCAGATCGGGTACGTGGTATGAGCGCGACAGCCAGACTATATCGCCGCGGCCAATGGTCGCAGGCTGAAGACGGCAGCGAGACCGTGGTCGACGTGTGGGAGATTCTCTCGACGTCCGAGACCGATTCCATCACGACGATTCTGGGCGCCTCAGGCCTTCCGGTAAAAAACGCCAGCCACCCCGAGAAAACCGCAGCCATCGTTGTAGAGCTTGATTGCGATCACCACGACGAGGTCCTCAATGTCTGGTACTACAACGTCCGGTACTCAACGAAAATCACGACGCGGGAAGATGCGGAATACACAGCCCAGCGTGTCAAGGGCGGCATGCGCAGCGGCTCGATTGAGGTTCCTGCTTTCTACGATTCACGCGGCTATCCTCTGGTCAACACGGCTGGCGATCTGTATGAGGGACTGTCTCGCAAGGTACGGACAAGAGTCGTTAACGTCACAGCTAACTTCGCGAGCGTGCCACAATTCCTCTTCGACTTGTCCGACACAATTAACGCTGCAGCGGTGACTATTCACGGCGTGAGCTATCCCGCAGGGTCGTGCCTGTTGACTGATGTGGACATGCCGGATGAGCCGTCGAGAGACAAGGCTGGAGCCCTCTATTTGCCGATCAGTTACAAGGTGGAAATCAACCCGATGGGCTGGTGGATTCTGCTGCCGAATAAGGGGATGAATGAGATAGTTTTTCAGACTCGCGCAAATTCCACGGCAGCATGGACGGACGTAACGAAATCGGTCTACGATTCGAAAACGCCAACAACAGACCGGCAGATCATCAAGCGACGCATTCAGACCACGGAACAGCAGGACATCCCCGGAGATATCTGGCTCGACGCCAACGGGCAGGCCCAGCGAGTCGTCACACTATCATCGTCGCAACTCGGCACTGGAAGCATTTCCGGAGGCAGTACCACCCTCACGCTTGCGACTGGCAGCTTCTCCACCACAACGCACCCGGGAGCATTGATCCGAATCAAAGGCGCAGGTGTGAAAGGCTCGTGGCTCACGACACAGATTGCGAGCGTGACCAACAGCAGCACGGCCGTCCTCAAGGATCGCGCAGGCACAGGGACTACAGGGGCTCAGGTGTGGGTCAGCGGCGCGATTGTGAACTCTTTTCTTCTCGTCGACGAGGGCGACTGGTCCAGCGTCCCTCTCCCGAATAATCAACCATGAGCGACCACCCAATCCTGACAGACCTCGACGGCGCCCGGACGATTGCAAGAATGATCGACGATGCTGGCGCGTCTACGGTCGGAGTCACAGCCAGCGGATCCGCGGTCGGCAATCACGCTCTGGTGGTGCAGCTGGTGACAGCCATCGCGGCCGGAAGCACAGCCACGGTCAAGGCGGATATCATGCGGCTCAATGGCACGGCCTGGG